GGGGCCGCAGGTTGCCTAGAGGTGCCCATTTGCGGTGTATGGTTCCGAACCAGTCGTAAAGAACGAGCTCTTAGAGCGAGTCAATAGACGCTGGCCAGGAGAACTGGTCATACATCGCAATGGGATGCCAGTAAAAGACCGGGTATTTAGGGTGGTGCCCGGACTCTCCTATTCCAGTTCCATGGGAGTTCATAATCATTCAGTTAATGCGGTGGTAAGTGCGCTAACAGAGAGGTTCTACTACATCAAGGTCAATGGTGTGTATGTCGAGCCTCCGACACCGGTTCCTGGTATCTTCAGAATGCCATTGTACACGCGTTTCAGAGATAGAGTGCTCGCTAGTGTCCCCAAGAACTTCCCCAGACTCAGCCGTCGACAAGTTGTCGATCGCTTCTCTGGGCCTAAGCGAAAGAGGTACGAAGCGGCATTCCAATCCCTACTCATGGACCCAGTCTGTGCTGAAGACGCGCGCATACAGATGTTCTGTAAGTTTGCCAAAGTAGAGGTGGGTGATGCAGCTCGCATCATTTCCCCTCGATCAGCGCGATTTAACTTGGAATTCGCTAGGTATATCAAACATCTAGAGAAACGGATATACAAGGGTATTAATCGCGCGCTCCAGTCGGAAACGAAAGCTTCAGTAGCTAAGGGTATGACAGTCGATGATCGAGCTCGTATCCTAGTCGAGAAGTGGAGTGTGTTTGATGATCCCGTTGCTGTAGTAGTGGATGTCAGCAAGCTGGATGCCTGTACGAAGAAGTGCCACCTTAAATATTGTCACTCCTACTATACTCGCGTGTACCCTTCGGCGCGCGGGTTAAGGAGGCTGTTAAAGTGGTCACTGTTGCATGAGTGCGTTGCATACTGCCCAGATGGGTATGTGTCGGTTAAGTCGGAACCTAAGAAGGCCTCCGGCGACGTCGATACGTCCCTTGGTAATGTAATCGTAGTCACCAGCACGATCAACTTCGCGCGTGAGCTATATCAAACTAAGATCGAGGTTCTAAATGATGGCGATGATAATGTGATCATTATGGAACGTGCCGATGTAGACCAG